TTACTTCACACTCACATACGCATCACTAGCCGTAATGTAGTACTTATGCCCCTTCGAATTATAAACACGATACTGCGGATACCCATTGACATTTACCTTTGCGTCGATTGTAAATCCTACTCCTGCATCTAAAGTACCAGCAACATCTTTATCCTGCCAAGATGGAGAATCATAGAAACGTAGGTTATTAACTTTAGAAACAACACGTTTGCCTTCCACAGATAAAGATTCTTCTTTATAGCGAATGTATGATGTATCGTTATAAATCCACTGATTTCCTCCAAGGTTTAACCAGTTTCCTACTTTACCCCAAACTTTATATGATTCACCTTTTTGTAGCTTGCGGATGACATTATTGCTTGTGGATGGTCCAGACCGAAGGTTTACATTTTGACCATCAATATAAGCCACATCACTTGCTTCTGTTACACTTCCAGATGGTTCTTGTGGTTTTGGTTTAACCGATACAGAATCACCATTATATGCCTTTAAAACATCGTTTCTAAATTGGGATTCTGATACACCATGACTCTTTAGATATTGTATTGGGTCTTCATGATCTGTACCACCTAATTTGTAAGTAATATCTTTATGAGTCCATAGCCCAACACTTGGATGGATATTTCTATCTTTTAATATTTCTGCAAGCAACTTTACATATCTTTCATACGATTTTTTGAATTTAATAGAGTCACTAGTTTCAGATAGCTCTACATGTACAAATCTAGCATTTGCCGCTGGACCTGCACCCCATGCACGATATTTAGTAGATGCAATCTGAATGTTTTCATCCCAATCCGTTGCATAATGCACAAAAGCATTTCTCCATGTTCTAGCTTCATAATTTCTAATATTGATAGCAGGTGCTTCTGGTGTCGCTGTGGAATGCGCTACTACCCCCTCATATGCACCGACACCATATCTATATCCTTGCTTTGGTAAATCTGGAATAATCATTTCTCTATCTGCAAAAACACTTCCTACAGATGTTAATAAAATAATAGAAGCCGTTGCAACTGAACTTAATACTTTAATAGATTTTTTCATTTTACATCACCATTCCCCATAATTTTTTGTTTGATATCTGATACATCATTTGCTAATGAACTAAAGGCTTTTGCTTGTTCTTCAATTACACCCTGGTTCTTTTCAATGACCTTTTGATATTGCTCTTCACGCTGTTCATTCTTTTTTTGCGTAGTAAAAAGCATCCACACGAATAATGCTGCGAATGCTCCCTGTTGCATCATTGAATTGAAAATTGCATCTTCCATTGTTCTCATCCCCTTTGCAAAATAAAAAGAGCAGCGAAATCGCTCCTCTTTGTTATAAAAACCGTATTTTATTCAAAATTAAAAACAACTCATGGATGCCCTACTTATTTAAACGTATTTAGTTAATATTGATCTGCTGATAATGCTTTTTCTATCATTCTATTTTCTACTTCTTTAACATGTTCAATTGTTACTTCATCAGAAGCCCCTGGTCTCTTTCCAGTTAGCTTTACATAATCTTCGGCACAGATAAGACTTACTTTACCGAAAAGCTCAATCTCGTAAACTCTGCCGCCCTTATTACATAAATCACATGCAGTAGCAATCCGCATATTCAACGTGCCATCAGGAAGTCCCCAAACTTCAACTTTTGTATCTTCCTTGATACCGCAAAATTCTAGCATATCGTTTGGAATGCTAACGGTGACTTGATTTTCACCTTTCTTCAAATCAACTACTCTACCTAAGAATGGTGACTGTTCATTAGGTGGCATTGGACGCATAAATTTGTCTGGATTCATACTCATCTCCCTCTCTATGTTCTAGAAGTCATATTTGTGAAATCAACATAATTCCATCTACCATCATGGAAATACCACCCTAAACCTAAGCTACCATTTGTATAATGAATAGAACCTGCATTAGCACCAAAGTATCCACCACATACGTTAATCCCATTACATTCAATTGATTGTGTCGTTGCAACAGGATCTTTTGATTCAATTCGGAATCTATTCTCATTGTTGTAAAGATGACCAATGTAACTTCTACGTTCCCCACCGCCACGGGGATAAAAACTGAGTCCCGCACGATCAGTCCCAACGAGTGCCATCATTTCACCATTGCTTACGATTTCAAGTGGAGCATTCATATAGTTCCATCCGTTCACATGATTGTACCGAATTGTATTATCTCTTGTACCAAGTGCAATTGTAGAAAAAGGCAGTGTTCCGTTTACGAGTTCTCCATGTGTTGTATCCCAGTTATAAACGGAAGGAACGTCACCTTCCACCAACTGAACACCTGATACAGCAATTGCTTGCATATTATTTAAGAGCCCCTCGCCAAATAAATCAATATAAACATAACCATTTCCTTCTACATAGTTATTCGGCACAGTGAAGGTTAAAGCGTATCTTACTATTTTCCCAGTTTGAATGCTTGGTGCATCGTAAGTTTTCGATGCTCGTCCAAGCTCCACAGGAGTGTCACCATTATATTTACCGAATACCGCTCTCATGATTGGCTTGTTTGTAATGTTTACACGATTATCATTGGTAGTTGCTCTGAAATGAGCCGACAATGTGTATTTCTTACCTGGTTTTACTCCATCAAATAATGTAAAACGAATCCAATTCGACAAATCTATCCGCAACGGATTAACCATTGGCTCATAATTGTTAACCACTGGTTTCTCAATATATGGATTAGACATAATTGTCCATGTAGGACTGTATTCAATCTTCAAAAAATAATTATTAAAATTCTTAAAAGAAATGTGTGAAAAGTCATGATCTGGAATGAGATTCTTCCTTGGTGTTACTGAAAATTTCTGCCCACGCTCATCTTCAAAAAAGAAGTCAGCCATTTTTGCTGTAATACCATTCTTATCAATTGTTACTTTATCACCACTGATTTTAATAACATCAGCATCAATTCCTTTTGCTGTTAGCCATTTCACAACTGTATCTGCATTTATATCTAACTTTGAAACACTAATAGAAATCTTTTCGGCTGTCTGGTTAATAGCCGAGATAATATCGCCTTTTTGGACGGTACTAGTAATCGCTTTTTCAGTTACCTCAATACGTCCCTCTTGTTTTTCTACATACGCTTTATCCGCATATCTTCCGTCAGCCTGTTGTTTTGTATATACTTCGTTTTTTACTGCAGCAAGTTTAATTCCCTCCGCATTTGCGGAAATAAGGCGCTCTAATTCAGTTGTTTTTTTATCGTAATCCTTAGTAGCTACTCTATTAGCAATATCTTCAATCATTTTATCAGCATCAGTTTGATCTTTCGGATGTAACCAAAATTCTGTAGCGACTTTACCTCGCTGCAGCATAGGCATACAGAACCAAGCTCTACCATTTCTTTGTACGTATGGTCGAAACCTTACAAATCCAGTTCCTGCCGGAGCTTTAGCTGTACAAATAGCTCTGACCCAAGTATTGTTAATGATTTGAACTCTTTCTCTAGCAGTTGAAATTCGGGTTGCTTTATTTGATTGCCAAAATTCCAACTCGATAAATACACCATTATCAATTGGAACTTTTCCATCAGTGTTAAAGTAAGCAGAAGTAACAATATCTTCATTAGGAGAACAATCTATAAATTGACTAAAAGCACCCCACCATACATCCTGAGTTTGTCCTGTAGTGTTCATAGAAAATGAATTGTATCCTTTATACTTTAGGTTAGGATCTATAGAGTGCCCAGTAGCCCAACCCCAGTATTTATTCCCTTGAGTAAAACCAGCGTCACGAATCTCATTAATAGATCCAATACCACCAACATAATTCTCAACATCTTTCATTTTCACAGCCATCTGAAGTGCATCAGAATGTTGTTTGATTGTAGATTGAGCATCAGAAATCTGTTTACCTTGTGCCGTTTGTGTTTCTTGTAACTTGCCAACGTTTTGAGAAACACCTTCAGCCGTTTTCTCTACTGCTGTTACACGCTTATCAAATCCACTTTGATTATTGTCAACTTTTGTTACTGTTTCTTTGATTCCATTTACACTTTTTTCAATCTCGGTTGTTTTCTTGGTGAAGTCATCGGTTGTTACTTGGTTTTCTGGAGCTGGTGTCCAATCCTGTGGTTTGTTCCCTTTATATAAAGCGACCCATTCTACAACAGCTTTTGTAGTATTACTTGGAAAGTTATATAAACTTAACTTCCGTTCATTTCCACTTGTAGTCGCAACAGCTTTGAAAGTTACATAAGTTATTCCATTAGCGTAAAGATTTGTTGCATATCCAACATTGTTAGAACCGCCATTCTGCCAAATTCCAAATTTTTGACCTTGTAGGACACTTCCTTTAATTACAAAGGTATATTCCTCACCTGTAGAGAAATTTTCAGTCGAATTGTATTGATTGATTAAATAATCCGTTTTTTCATATTTAACATTTGAATCTAATAGAAGGTTACGCCCTCCTGCTTTATCGTTATCAACCTTCTTTTCTACGCTCTCTAATTTCTCACTGATCTTCCCAGCTTTTTCTGTAATTTCAGTTGTGGTTTTCTTTAGATCATTTGTTGTTTGCTGCACCTCAGAGATTATTTTTTTTGTGCCTTCAGAAGTCTCTACTACTGTATTTAATTTTCCAGTGATTTCACCGTCTTTTTTTGTTAACGATGCAATAGATTTAGTAAAACCTTCGTTGGTTTGTTTCATTTCAGAGACAGTTTTATTAATTTCACCTTGAGAGTTTTGTACATTTTTAATTGTTAGAGAAACCTCTTGGAGATTTTCTTTCACTTGCTTGAATTGTCCAGAAGTTTCGTTTTGAGCTTCTTCCACTTTCTTATTTAATTCTTCTTTTGTGGACTGAATACCCTTATTGACCTGTTCCCATGTTTCTTTCTTAACGGATTCCACATCAGGAACAACAGGATCCCATTTACCATCCTTCCACAATTTCAGAATACCAGGCTTACCTTTGCTGATATCTTGCCACAACGTTTTTCTATCCTTTAAGTTTTCTGTTGGTGGATTTACGCCTTCAATAATATCAACGGTATTATTCTTCAAGTTTTCAGCCACTTGTTCAGCAATTTTCTTTGCTGCTTCCGATTCTTTTCGAATGACTTCTGTTTCTTTTATGTTTTCTTGAAGCTTTTTATCTAACATATCTAGTAACTCTTTAGACGCTTTATTTGATAAGCTACCCATGATTTGTGCGTATAACCTATCGATAAGGCTTCGTGTATCTTTAATTTCACGATAATTACCAAAGATATATTTATCTTTCGATGGATCAGTGTCACATTCATCTGCTGCTATTAACCTAGCTTCTAAGAAAAGTGGTGGACTAAACCCTGTATCTTTTATTCGTACCTTATCTCCTTTACGAACCGATTCATGTGATAAACCAAACACTTTTTCAAGCGCTACTGCACTTACCTCATATGAAGTAGAACTATCAATTCGCTTCTTTAATTCTGCTTCGGTTAACTGTTTGAGTCGTTGCTTCGTCATGTCTTGATCTTCTGTTTGCGGTGAATAAATATCGAATAAATGCTTGCCATCTTTTGACCAACGTTGCAAGGCATCATTATTTCCTACATAAAGTTTGCCATTGTTTATTTCTTCAAATGTGAGAAATTCTCCAGTTTCACTATTTTGTGGACCAACACCGACAAGAGCGGTTACTACATCTTGACTATTCTCAATACGCCGGATGCCTTGTACATCTTTTCCTAGTAAAAACTCTTTCCCATTGTCACGACCAACTTTTTTTACTAAATCTACATAACGACCGACAATAAAAGATCCCAATATTTCTGTTCTAAAACGAATCTCAAGTTCAAACGTAGATGCAATTTGCTTTAAGAGATCAAGCGGATTTGTAAAATCCTTAATATGAATGGTACGTATACCGACAAACTCAGTAATCCCACGTTTCCACTCTGTGCCTTGTAAAGCAAAGTTTGTAGATTCGTTGACTGTAGTAGCTTGCAAAGTTTGTGGTTTAATTACAGTTGCTTTCTTTAGTTTTGTATGTTCACCAAGTGCATAAATCTTTTTCGGACGACCTGTTGTATCTTGTTCTACTTCTGTAATAATGTATGAAACAAAAGTACCGTCACGGGTTTGTTTAACGACAAGGTTCTGTTGTATAAGTGATGCCGCTATCTTTGTACCATCAGCTGTTGTGAACTCAAATTTATCTTTGTTATCTTTAAGATCCCATTGGCGTAAATCATCCCAATAATCCTGTTCTTTGATAACACCTATGATTTGTTCTGTTTTAAAATCCACAATGTGTAATAGATTATTTGCTTTACTCATCTGTACCGCTCCCTATACGTGACATCTACCTGTCCAATGTTGTTTGGGGATATTTCGATTTCATTCTTTCCTTTTTCAATACGTATATAGTCACTCATAAAATCCTTTATATTTATCGCATCTGCTCCGTTAATACGAATACTCGCATCCGATGAATCGATTTCTACAAGATCTCCTTTTTGAACAATGTAGGGGATTTGACGTTCTGTATTGCTATTTACTTTTTGCACTTTAATATCATGTACAGCTGCAATTAATGATGGTGCATCATTAAACGAGCATATATGAACAACAATTTGAGCTACCTTTTTCATAAAGCTATTGCCCGTATCCCACCATTGGGCAAATTTTTCTGTATGGTAATTTCCTTTTTCATCTAGCAAGGCAATATCACCTTGCCAATAGTTCCCTACTCGTGCAATGTGTAGACGGCCATAAAAATCATTCCAAGTTGAACGATAATAACCCGTTTCCGCTATAATCAGATGATTGTAGTCACCATTTCCTGCCATAACCTCACCGAAATTCTCGCTAGAATTTCTATACGCATCAAACATACCTACTTTTCCAACTACAACGCTGTTTTCATCTAATAAATAAAGTTCTACACGTCCCATAGTTGCAGGGTTTAAGTTGCGACATTCAACTATTGCATCAAGTGTGAAATCTTGTAGCGGTCCACCTGTAATGCTTCTTTTCACTGCTGGTCCGTGCCAAAATTGCCCTTGACCGTAATCAGATGGCATGATACGTGCGCCATCCGCTATCATTTTCCCTGCTACGATTCCGTAATCTGAAACAAAATCTTTTCCCACTTCCGTCCAACCCACTAAAGAATTCGCTTTATCATGCATAACCAATTCATACCTACTTATTGGCGTTTCATCTATCTTAACGGGATATCCTATACGAAAATGTTGACCTCCATTTTTATTTATAATATCGATGAAAGTGGACGGATTTTCTACCTGTATCTTGAATTTCGGTTCTGAAAACACACTTCCCTCATTCAAAGCATCCATTTTAATAATATTATTTTGTTCTAGTTTTGCTTTTGCGTTTCGAATTGGTCCTAATTTGTAAGGCATTGGACAAATAAATTTAAGCGTTCCTATTCCAAGTGTTACAAATTCATCTGGATCAAAGCTATCATCTACAATTGCTAAATATGTTCTATTTGGTTCTACATCAAAAATAAGTTCTGTGGGTTGATCTGTTATTAGCCAACTTGCAATTTCTTCTTTCAACTTTTCTAAGTTAGATCCATCAGGCACTATAATTCCTACCGGAATAGATAAAACGCGCATTTCTGTTTGTGTGTTTAACAATCTTGCGCCTGGATATCCTGGAACGTTTAGAAAATTTCGTTTCAATGGTGCCCAAGTAGGTCTTTTCCATCCTTTCGCAATTTGAATAAAGCCTTTACGTATTTTGTTAAATGTAAAAGAACTCATGTTGACACCTCATTTCTTTATAAAATAAAGAAACTCAAACCTAAAAGGCTGAGTCTCTTTGTTTTTCTCTTTCTTGGTACTCGGTTGTATATCGATACGTACCACGCGCCACATCTCGCCCCTCTATAACAACAGGAACTTCAACAACTAAATCACCGCCAAGCATCGGAATTGCTCCGTCACCAGATGATCCAAATGAGTTATTAAATACTTGATTTGATACACTGTTTGTCATAGCTTGTTTGCTATTTGACATACTTCCATACACACCACTCATAATAGACTTTAAACTTGATAATTGACTCATAGAACTAGCCATCATACGACTCATATCACCCATTAATTGATTCATAGTTCCAGTAATACCGAGTGATTTTTCTTTCGATGATAAAGGTGTAACTGTGATTGAATTACCCTTCTTCGTAAATAACTCTGGTCCGGCTTCTCCTGTGATAAACGAACCATCACCTACAGGCTTTCCACCCTTAGCAAGCATTGGCACATGAGGAATAGTTGGTGCACTAACACCTGGTATATTGTTTAATAATTCTGCTGGTGTGTTAAAACCGTCTATGAACTTATTTATGATGCGAATAATTCCATTGATAGCTGTACGAATACCACTTTTAATACCATCCCAAACCCCTAATACTGCGGATTTCATGCCCTCAAAAGCTCCACTAACAGCACTTGTTACCCAACGAACAGGAGTCATAATTGCATCTTTCAATCCATTCCATACAGAAGATGCCGTTGATTTAATACCTTCCCAAATGTTTGAAAGCGTAGATTTAATACCGTTCCAAATACTACTGCTTGTACTACTAATCATATTCCATACAGTTGAAATAGCTTCTTTGATGTTATTAAATACAGAACTTGCTGTGGAAACAATTGAGTTCCATAAGCTAGAAAGGAAGCTTTTAACCGTATTCCAAACTGCGCTTGTTGTGGAATTAATCGTGTTCCATGTATTTACAATCCAGTTTTTTATGGAAGTGAATATTGGCGTTACAAAAGCTACTAAACCATTCCAACATGATTGTAAAAAATTCTTAACTGCATTCCATACTGCACTTGTTGCTGAACTGATTGTATCCCACACGGTAATAATCCAAGACTTGATTTGTTCAAAAATCGGCATAACAAATGCTACAAGCCCATTCCAACAGGAAACTAAAAAATTCTTAATTGCTTCCCATACAAAACTTGTAGTAGAACTAATGGTATTCCAACATTCAGAAATAAAATTCTTGATACTTTCAAATATTGGAGTAGCAAAGTATAAAATAGCCGTCCAAATCGCTTGTAAGTATTGATTAATGAAATTCCATACAGCTTGGATCACTGTAGAAATACCATTCCAAATCATAGAGAAGAAATCAGCAATCCCTTGTAAAACAGGAGTTACAAAAGCGACTAATCCATTCCAAGTCTCTTGAAAGAATGTAGAAATAGAAGTCCATATTTCTGTAAAGAACGTCGCTATGCCCTGCAAAACTGAAGTTAAATATTCAACTATCCCATTCCAGATTTCCATACAGAAATTAAAAATGGATGTCCAAACACCAACGTATGCTTCTAAAATAGTTGTTCCCCACGTTACAACAAACTCTACTATGCCATTCCATATACCTATTAAAAATTCCTTAATTGAGTTCCAAACTGCTGTTGTAGATTCACTAATGCTATTCCACGCTTCACTTGCCCATTGCACAATCCCGTCCCATATTCCTACTAAGAATTCTCCAATTGCATTCCAGGCATCAATGGTCCATTGCTTTATGGAATCCCAATTTTGATAAATCGCAATACCTAAAGCAACAACCGCTGCAATAATTATTGCGAACAACGCTATCCATCCCATCATTGCAGCCCCTACACCCGATATGACAACAACTATTGGTGCTAAAGCCATAAATGCTCCTGCAATTACACCAATAGCTATTGCAATAGCTGCCAAAGTAGCCGCTAGCTTTGGATTATTAGAAATCCAATCAGCTATTTTAGCAACGACATCAGCTATAACTCCAAGAACAGGTTTGAGAGCCGTTTGTAAATCTTGCATTGCCTTTTGGAATTTCACTGCTGGGCTTGCATCTATTTTAGAAGTAGCACCATGTAAGTCCTCTACTCCTTTTTTCAAATCAACTTGTTTACCTTCTGCTTTCAAGATGGTGTCTATGATTTTCTTTCCTTGGTCTTCCCAAAGAGTACCGAACATCTTCGTGCCAAGTGCATTTCTGTCTGTTGCATTTTCAACCCCAGCTAAGGCCTTGGTTGCTTCAAGCATAGCTTTTTGTCCATTTTCACCGCCACCAGCAATTGCCTGACCCCATTTTGCAAACTGATCTGCCGAAATCTTTGTTTTATCTAAAACCTCTTGCATAGACTTATCTACACCGGCCCCAAACTCAGCCATTTTGATACGTCCTTCTTTAACACCCGATATGTTCAACAGGACTCGCAACATCCTGCCAGTTCTCTTATAAACTTCTGTATATCACTATACAGACCAGACTATATCATCATCTTTTATATAAGATGCTCCCCATTTCGGATGTCATTAACTTACACCCTACGCTTTTCAGCTAGTCGTTGCACGTTCCTTTGTTAAAGGCTTCGCTCAGTATTGTCTCTTTTGAGAGTTTCACTGAATTAAAGGAGTTTTCTATGAATGTCACCACTCATAGGGACAATTTTTCATCCAAAAGGTTATCGATATTCCAACTTTTAGTGTCGACTCCTGCAGACAGAATTCCTTGGACTTCTTTCGCTGAAAATCCAGCTTGAACCATCTGATCACCATATTCAGCGATAATATCCAATTGTTCTGGTGGAAATCCTGTTTTTAATAATGTATTAACTAATCCCAATGCTTCCTCGTTAGTAATACCTAACGTTGCACCAATCTCATTGGTTTCTTGTATAAGTTCATTAAAATCAATTCCAGCGTAAGATGCTGCAATAGTCGCTGCCCCTTTAACCACAGCGGCATTTGTTTCATCAGAAGCATCCTTATTTAATGCCCATTGTCTGCGAACACCTTCTAACGCTTCTTCAGCGTCAATACCATAAGTACTAACTCCCCTAATAGCCTCTTCCACTGATTTTTTCGAAGACTCTGGAACATCAAATGTGATATCAATTTTTGTTTGTAGACTTGACATATCCATTGCTTTTTCAATAGCGGTTGCAATACCGCCACCAGCTACCAATCCACCTATAACATTTTCTAATCCTATTTTTAATTCTTCAAACTTTTTCTCTGTTTTTCCAGCTTCCTGTTGTAAGTCTCTTAGTTCGTTTCGTACTTGTTGAATCGAATTACCAGCATCTACGGATCGAAGCGCACGTTGTAACTTTTCAATATCGGCTTCTGTTCCTAATGCTTCTCTTCCGATAATTCCAATTGCTTGATCTAACTGCTTACTGGTAGCCGTTCCACTTCGAATTGCATTCACAAGACGATTTCCTAATGCTCCCGCAAAATCATCAACACTTTTCCCAGTAGCGCTAAACAATGTTTCTAATTGTCTTGTTGAACTTGCTACACTATCTTGTTCAGCTTTCATGTTTCCAAGCTTATTCTTCAGGCCATTAAGCGATCCTTCTGTAAATTCAATTTCACGCCTGAATGCGCGGTATTGTTCTTCGGAAATTTTTCCGTTTTGGAATTGTGCTTGGACTTGTTGCTCAGCTGCCTTTAATTTATCTAACTTTTGTGTGGTGTTTTCAATTTGCTGAGTCAGTAACTGTTGCTTTTGGGCTAAAGCTTCAATATTACCTGGATCAAATTTTAATAATCGTTCAACATCTTTAAGCTCTTTGGTTAAATCATTACTACGCTTGTTAACATCTTTTAACGCATTTTGAAGTCCAGTGGTTTCTCCGCCGATTTCTATAACTATACCTTTAATACGGGATGCCATGTTTCCACCTCCTCGGAGACATAATAAAAAGCACTCTAATTGAGTGCTTAATCATAATATTTCCATTCTAACGGCGTTCCATCTGATAATTTACCTGCATATTTCCTTTTCCCTTTACAAACTAAAGAAATCCCACTATTCCTTTCGCTCATTCCAAATTTTCTCAATGCTTCAGTAATACTAGGAAATACTTCATTCGTTGTAAGACAAATTACTTTTTTTGATTTATACGTAGAAGCTTTGCGTTTTTCGAATAAAAAAATTTCATTTTGGTTATAATCTTCCTCAAATCTCCAAACGATAAATTCATTATTATTCAGTTGTCCCGCATGTTTTCTTTTCCCATTACAGCACATAGATATATGACTTTGTAGAATTCCCGTTTTTTCAGATGCTTCCCGTGTACTTTTGAAAACCGCACCAGTATTCACAAGAATCACTTTTTTGGGATTTTTAATATTTTTTATCTTTTTTAATTCGTATTCTTTACCTTCTTCATAATAAGCAAATTGATAATATTTATTATCTTTTCCGCGAACACACTTGTTTTTTCCTGATAAAACATTAAACAACCCACCATAATTTGCATCGATATCCTTACTCGCTTCGACAATCGAATCATATACACGCCCCGTATTTATACAAATCACTTTTCTTGCTCGTGGATGTTCTCCACCGATCCAACCAAGTTCCTTAGTATACTTTGATAATTTACGTTTTGTTTGTTCGTGTAGTTTTTTATTAGTACTTCCGCCGCTTTCTAAATTATAAGAAAGATTTTTTTCTTGATAAAAAGAAATCCACTCAACTTCTAATTCATCAAGTTCATTAACTGCACATTCGGTTATTATTGAAAAAGAAAATGATGTTTCTTTATATTTATTCCAAGCATTTTGAAGAATGAGATTATCATGATAATTATTCCTTAACTTTCTTCGATGTTCATACATTCTTCGCTTGTAATTTCGTACTGTCTGTCCTATATAAACCTTTCCATTAACTAAATTTTCAATTTTATAAATAACCCCTTGCTTATCCATACCATCACTCCCCAATATAATTGTATCAATTTGATATCAATATACAAATATTTTGCGGAGATTAATGTGGGTAAAATTTCTGCTAACAACACAAGGTACGATTTAACAATTGAAACCATTTTAAATGAGTACATCTCTAATAAATAATGATGTCCATTTAGAACGCATCGAAGTCTTTTTGATTTGCTTTACGGGCTTTCTCTTTATCTGGATTCTCCATTTCTGCAAATTCAGCAATATAATCAAAGCAATCACCGATTGTCATTACTTCTAAATCCCAACTCGTTAATTTTGCTTTATAACAAAGAGCAAGGAACAAATCAGTGGTGAATTCTTCATCACTGAAAGTCCCTTGCTCTTCATTACTTTTCTTTAGTTTTTTTTTGCTCCCATTGTACTTTGAATCATATCGTTAATCTCTGGAATGATTTCATAAATAGGAAACTCTTCAAATCCGTCTAACCATGTAATTGGATCAGGTAGATTGGGTTCAGCAGTTTTAGCATATAGCCAAACTAAATCATAAATAACTTCAAAATCTATTTTCTTTAAATCTACATTAGAGAGGTCAATAGAAGGCTGAGAACCATCTTGTGGTGTAAATGTACCAATAGCTCCTAAAGCCATCATATCCGCAAACAAATCACGTCTAAATTGCGCTTTGTAGCGCTTAACAGTTGCTGCTGTACTTTTTAGTCGAACTTGCTTACCATCTATTACAATTGTTTTTTCCATCTAATTACGCTCCTTTTGGTGCTGTTGGTGTTTTTGCATAAACCTTTTTGTACCAATTATCATGAATTGCCGGTGTAGTTTTAGAAGTTGTCTTTGTCTTAACCATCGGTCTACCACCAGTTGCTAGAATAATTGGGCTCGCAACGAATTTAAGCTCGTTTGTATTCGGTTCAGCTGAATTTGTTTTTGATTTCGATGAAATATTAGGACGACTCGCCGAACAGTTATACATAACATGACGAGTTGCTTTCACATCACCATCAAACTCAAATAACAGCGCGAATGGTTTACCTTTTGCATCGGCCAACTCATTTAATACACCATCTGTCTCATCTAATTGTTCGCCTAACGCATCAATTACAAATTGCTCCGGAAGGAGTGCAATATTTAATGTCCCTTCATAACCTTGGTTATTATCTGCTGAGTAATAAAGCATATCGTCAGCATAGAATTCAATTAAATCACCGCGTGGTTCATTTGTTAGTTCAACCGCACCAGGCATTGGCATTGGTGTTCCAAATGTAACTACCCCGTCTTTTGTTTCATATGTTGCATAATGGACATTTTTCAATCCAAAACTCACTTTGTTCTCACCCATTTATATCAACCTCGTTTCATAATTTTTTTGAAATAGTTTTTCAGTTTCAATAAAAATCCCATACGATTCATAAGGAATCTCATGATCGTCTAAGATTTTTTCAAGATTTTCTTCAGCAACCAAATCTTTTTTAGTTGTATAAAGCTCTATATTTAAATCATTTATCTTGTGATAAACCTTGTTATCAGCCATTAAATTCGCTGATCCGTCCACAAGGAAACAAATATAAGGTGGCGCTGGAACCGGATTAGTTGGCGTTGCTGTGAAATGTGAATAAGCCACAGGATAGCCTGTAGCATCAAGAATTTTCTTTAATTCACCTAATGTCATTGTTGAATCGCCCTTTCGACACGTTCAATTAGTTCATTTATCGCTTTTTCTTCTGCCGGAGCAATGTGAATTTTAGCTGCTACACGGCCACCATTTGCTTTAGCATGTCCCTTTTCCAATAAATGTGTAAGTTGTGGTTTCAGTGCATTATAAACAATGATTGCACTGCCATCCTTCTTTTTCCGCCAACCTTTACCATACTTCCCTGTTTTCTTAGGACTTTTTTGTTTTAATTCATTCACAAGATCAGTCGCAACCTTTTCTTTAGCATCTTCTATATCTTCTTCTACTAGATTAGTGTATCTTTGCAATTCCCTAGCAATATCACTTGCAAGAGTATCAATATTAGACACCCACTTTCACCTCACAATAAAGTTCGATTTTTTCATCGTCTCTTTCATACGTGCGGTAAATGCTATATTCTTTATCTCGGTACTTCACTTTTCGTTCATCCTGGTAATCCGAGACATGAACAATCAATATATGACTAGCCTTGATGTTACTTTGTCCAGCTTGAAAGAATTCTGATTGAGGAACTGATTTTTTCTTACAAAATACCTGTCTACTAAATACTTCATTTTCCTCAACTTGTCCTAATTCGTCTTTAGTAATTGTTATTACTGGGAATAGTAAAATATCATTCATTTATAGTCACCCGCTAAAGTTAGATGATTCTTAAGCATGTTATAAGATGCTAAAAAACGTTCTGCCTCTTTTGCGTCTGAAATAAAATTAGCTTTTACATACGTAATAACTGCTCTTTTAATTAGAGGATCAGTGTCATCATTTGTCTTGAGATGAGAAACACCAGATAACTTCAAATCATATCGAGATGCTTCAATTAAATCTTCAAGTTCATCATCAAGAGCATTATGTGAGACACGTACCGCTTTCTTCACAACATCAAGCATCATATTCATTCACCAACTTGCTCTAGCTGTTTTAAAGCTTCAAGAGCGGTATCTTTACCTTTAACCTTTTCACCATTTGGAAGCTCGTAATACCCTCCTCCAACGTGAATCGGTCCTTTTAAGTCTTCTTTTTTATCTATCATTAGTTCTTTATTCAAAAAACCCTCATCTTGTAAATACATTACACGTTCTACGTCATTTGATTCATATGAATCTGCAACACTATAATGTATGAAAGTGAATTTATCTCGAAAAGCTCTTTTCACAACATATTTATTCAACGGTTTCCCACTCACTGTTAAACCTCCTTATACCATAAAGAAAAGCGACTATTATACAGTAGCCGCTTTCTTCACTCGTAAGAATCCATTTTTAGAAATTACGTTACCACCTGCAAAAACAGAACCTCTATGAGCAATCATACCTTGCTTGAATTTAAAGTCTGTAGATCGTTGAATGTCCATATCTGAGAAAATAGTAAGTTGATAGTTTGATAAAGGACCATATGCCATGTTATATTGTCCAGCTGTCGTTTTAGCATCAGAAACAGCCTTACAAGCACTATTAATAATGAATGGTACCCCATCAATTGTCCCAGAATTACCTTGTGACACTACGTTATATACCTTTTTACCATCAGAAGTACGAAGCTTAGCAAATGCTTTTAAGTCTAGTTTATTTAAAATCAATACTGCCGCATCTTCTACATCTTCATCTCCACCATAGCTATAAATAATCTCATCCAATGTAGATGCATCAATTGCTGAAATTTCTAAATCTGTCGCTGCATCAATCGCCGTAGCTGCTGCTGAGAAAATACCAACAAGTCGATTCGTTGCACCCGTACCAATTAAAATTTCACGAGTTAACTTTTTACGAGTAGCTACAGTGATTCCCTTCATTACTTCAGCGTCATAATCAGCTGCTGGTAATTTTTGAAGCTCTTCTGTGTCCTCTGAATAAGCTGTAACTTTTGCTTTTGTGATATCTGCATATCCAAACGTTGTTTCTGATGTATTGTAGTCATTACCTTCAGTTGTGTAATCACCTTCTCCATAACTTTTAATATACGGCTGTTGGTAACTCTCTCCACCTTTTAAAGTTTTAGAAGAAACACGATCAATCAGTGTAGACACTTCATTAAAAGCTGGACGAATATCCGTTGCACTATGCTTAGGTAAAACTACATTACCGCTTCCAACTGTAACAGCACGGTTTTCCATTAGAGCCTGTCCACGTTTTTCAGAAGTCTCTAATTCTACGTCTTGTTTTTGAGGTTCATTGTTAAATGTTTCAACTGTACGCATTTCAGGCATTTGATTATTATTAATCTCCTCTGCTTCTTTTAATAATCTTTGTCGTGTTTCAATTTGTTTTTGTGTTTCTTCAAGATCTCGTAATTCTGTTTCTAATGCTGCTAAATCTACTTCCTTATCGCTTTGTAACATTGAGCGAATTTCTGATTTCCTAGTTAAAATTTCTTGTAATGTTTTCAAATGAATCTCTCCCTTATAAATATGTTTTTAAAATTAGTTTTTTACGTAATTCTTTTTGATTGCGTTCCTTCACAAATTGTTTATATGGGTCATGACTTCTAGCTGAAACTTGCGAATCAGGATAAGCCGGGAAAGCTACTGGACTAATCTCTAGTAACTTAGCTTTTGTTACACTACGAACTACATTGTCCGGATCTGATTCATCCCATTCTTCTTTGACCATTTGGAAGCCAAAGGAAACACCATCTACATCACCGCGTTTAATCGTCTCGTATGTGTCATTTCCGAGTGTTGTATTGGCTAAGTCTAATTCAAACCTTAGTCCAATCTCATCTTCAAATAAACGAAGAGTACCATTTTTAGTTCTTCCTAACACTTGTGATGTGTCGTGACTCCATAAAGCTAATTGATCATCTTGAGTCAAGGACTCTGTGAAAGCTCCTTTTTTAAACTGCTCTTTAAATCGTTGCCAATAGCCCATTGTTACAGATTTCATTTCCCATTTAACTGCATAACCAGAAATTGTTCGAAGGCCATTTTCTAATTCCCTAATTTCAAGAGCACTACTCAGTAGTTCCCTCTTTTCCGTCTTGTTCATTGTCATCACCTCCTTCATCAGTGACATTTCCTTCTTTAACTAAAGCTGTATCTAATCTTCTAATCGGCTTAGATCCACCTTCAATTGGTCCAAGTGAAAGAATTGAACGCCATTCATTTGGTGTCATAGCTCCTCTATCAACCATTTGAACTAAGTCCATCTTTGTACTTAAAGAAGCGTATTGAAGTGAAGAGGATTCAAAGATAATCTTGTTACCAAATCCCCTTTCTCGACGCGAAAAAAGCTTCCTGGTATATTCCCCAGCAAGCTGCATTGCAAATGGCTCAATTTCCGATTCATAGTAAGCTGTCCATTCATCCTCGTTGTATTTACTTTGGATAATCTTTTCGTTTGTATTAAAGAAATTATAAATACGTTGTACTGTTTCTTGCATCTGCTTGGAATCCGGTACAAACGCTTCAGGTTTCACTTGTTCTAAATCATACCTAGGATCAGAAGAAGCTGCTCCGCCATCATTTGAGATATTTAAATAGTTATTCACAAAGTTTTTAACCTGACTATCAATATCTTCTTGTTTTAATACTGACTTAAACTTAAGAATCCACTTTACTACAGCACTATTTTTTATTGCTTTAACAATCCCCTGATCAGTGGTTGTAACAATCTCCATTAATTGTGCTAATGCATTACCTGGGTGTTCTCCAAAAAAGTCATTATCATTAAAGTCTTTGCGCAAATGAATGATATCTGTATACGGAATCGTCATCTGCTTACCATTTTTAAAATAAAACTTTAAAAAGATGTCTCCCTGTGCCCCTTCTACAACTTCAACTGTTGTACAAGGAATAGGATATACCTCAGTAGGATAACCAAAATCATCACGCTTAATATAAGCGAATGCATTATGATTCAACTCTAATTGAACAGCCATTTTCTCTTGAAACATTTGTCCTGTCATCAATGGATTAGGCTCTTCCAGTAAAAATCTCATATAAGAATCTGGATTCACCTTAAATTCAGTAGAGTTATCTCGTATATGCTTGGCTATGAGCTTACCAACCGCTTTTGCTTTAGGACGTATACAAGCTCGTATAATATCACTTTGATAGATGTCCCCATTCCACGCAAAAAAACCTCCACCATTATCGTTTATCATTTCAAAACGAGTTGTAGTAGGAGCCTGTTTCTTTCCAAATATCTTATCAAATAACCCCAAATTCTCACCTCCTTCTTAAATCATGTTGAGGTAGTCATTTCGTTTTTCTTGAAGAACTACATATGCATTTAAAAGCGCTGCTGTACCATCAATACGTCGTCGTTGGTTCTTTGTTTTATTTGGTTGTATATTTAAATTTTTATCAACGTCTATTGCTGTGTTGGAAAGACACCACTTGTCAATTGTGTGGTTATTATAGTTTATTAGCTTAGATTCTAAGTCAGCTCCTAAAAGTTTCATCGGGCTAGAAAGGGTCTGTTTACCTTGTGCAACCGGAATCATAGCTTCCTTCCCAAAATACCCTTGCATGTCCTCAACCCAGTAATTCGCTGACCATTTATCATAGCCAATCCAAGGTAGATAAATGCCATATTCATCTCGTATTTCTAAGAACCATTTCGTGACAAATTTATAATGAACGGAATTTCCCGGTGTTGTTCTTAATATTCCTTGCTCGTGCCATAAATTATATGGGATTTTATCTTCTTTACTTCGCTGCTCCAGTAAATCTTCAGGAAGCCAATACATCTGCTTCACATAAATATGCGGGTCTTCTGGAACCATAAAAATAACCTTCGCTGCTGTTAAATCGGTAGTTGAAGATAAATCGCAACCACCAATTCCATAGGAAGGCTTTAACTTTTCTATATCGAAAATATCAGGATTATTTAGTTGTTCAAAAGTCAGCCATGCCTCTGTTGAAGTTTCTCTTATATTAAAATCTTTCGTTAGTAAGTTTTTTACCAACAAAGAATTTGCTTTTGCCTTGTTTACCTTCGTTTCAAGTTGGTCTACCTTTTTTATCGTTCCAAGCCCAGGATTGGCTTTCTTCCACTTTGATGGGTCAGTCCATTCCTCTCGTTTATCCAGTTCATAGATTATGGGTAAAAAACGATCATCTTTATATCCATCCGGATCATCAAGTCCATTTAACAACATTTCTGCTTCTTCATACTTCATATCATACACTGACTCTCGGACAGTTCCTGCTGTTGTAATCATAAATATCATTGGCTGTTCTCGTGAAGAAGTACCATCTACAATAACATCATATAAATTTTTATCTTTCCAAGCATGAATTTCATCCATCATAGCACCATGTACATTAAGTCCATCTAAAGTTTCACTATCAGAACCAAGTGGTTTAAATGTACTATCATTCCATTCAGAAACCATTTCAGATACTAAAGGTTTAATACGCTTTAATAGCGCTGGTGACTTCTTTACCATTCGCTTTGATTCTAACCAAACTAATTTTGCTTGGTCTTTCTTTGTAGCTACTGCATAAACTTCTGAACCTGGTTCCCCATCTGCTATTTGCAAATACAATCCAATCCCTGAACCAACAGTAGATTTTCCGTTTTTACGAGCAACTACAAGTAATACTTCCCTGTATTTTCTTGTGCCATCTATTCCATGTACAAAGCCAAATGCCGCTGCAATAAATGCCTTTTGCCATACTTCTAAAACAATTGGCTTTCCGCCCCATTTTCCCTTTGAGTGCTTACAAAAGTTTTCAATGAACTCAATGGCATGGTTCGCTTTCTTTGAGTCGTATTCATATACACTTTCTTTATCACCAATATCACTTACTAATTTCTTATATATTCTACGAACTTTTTCACTAACAATTTCTTTTCCCGATTCAATAAGGCTGTAATATTCAATGATTGGGTTATAAGACAAAGGATATTGTATCCTCATTTATTCATCACGAAGTCATCAAACCCATCATCCTTCTCCTTACTTTCAACTGGTTTTTTAGGTATGTAATCACCCAACTGCTTCATTATCGTTTGATAACTTTTATTCATAGCTATATATCTTCTTGCCGCTGGTCTTTCTCTTTCATAAGGCTCTTGATTCTCTGATTGCGAAAACATTTCATCGTAACCATTTTCATCAAGATCTTTACGAACATCTTCTAGTCGCACACGCAAATCTGCAGCTTCAACAATTAGCCCCTCTACTACCAAGAGGGTATCTTTTGGCATTTCTTTATATATACGTTTAAGTCTGTTTATTTCTTTGTTAACTCGTTCTTCTTTTGTGAGTTCTTTCTTTATCGCCATAAATAACACCTCATCTCTTCTGTATTTTGGGTAGGGGGGTCACGCGAAATGACCAATTTATTTTTTGAAGCTCCATCATCGGTTCCAAAGCCAAAGACCCCTTATCAAGAGATAGGGGCCCCTAGTAGTCTATTATTTAGTATGTCTGTAATGTTTTTCTTTTCTTTATAACTTATTCTTAATAAAGGTATATTTTTTTCATTTGCATAATTGTTTTTAATCTCATCACGAATAATATTTTCATTAAACTTTTCTTCTCCACCCCACGCCTTTATTGGTTTGAAGTGTTGTATTCCATCAAATTCTATCAAGTATGTTAATATACCATTATTAATAATCGCAAAGTCAAAAAATAATTTACTGAAATATATTAAATCATCAGCACTATATTCTTTAATATATTCATAGTTATTATCAATAAGCCATCGTTCAATAGCATCATTACCAGTACTTCTATTTCCGCATGAATTACAACCTGTGCTATTTGTTCCGATAAAAGCTCTTGCTATCTTTTTCATTTCAGTCCCACACTTTAAACATTTAGCTTTTATTTCATAATCGCTACCTTTATACATTTCTAAAGGAACAATAAGTCCTCTATGAACTTTAATTAATTGTGTTACAAATTCTTCATGTGATTTTTTATGGTCTGAATTTCTACATTTTCCTGAACAATATTGTTTATCTTTATCCTTTGTCCTAAACTCATTTTTACAGTAGTTACAACATTTATCATAAGTAATACTTTGTCTACATTGTTCACTACAATATACTTTTTTAAATGCGCTTTTGAATTTATCACCGCATCTTTTACACGATTGAACATATTCTTTATTGTTTGTTTTTCTACACTTAACGGAACAATATTTACTTTTTCCTTTTTCTAATTGCGCATTACAAACAATACAATATTTTTTAGGTTTTTCTTTAGGATGTGCTTTAGGCGTAATCTCACCTCTTACTCCAACCAAACCTAACTTCTTACATAAGTATCTTGCTTTATCCCTATTAAACCCTAATTCACCGGCAATTCTTTTGTAACCAAGTCCATTATTATGTAACTCAATTACTTTTAATTCTATTTCACTTATGGTACTATTCACTTATAATCAACTCCTGTTTAGTTGGTTATCATGCTCTTGGGTGTTTCAGCACCGCAAGGGCTTTTATTATTTAATAATACCATATTTTAGGTGTTTTTTTGAACTAAATCCCCATTCTCATCAAACATTACTCCTTCAACAACTGGACTATTCTTCTCATGATGTTCACGGTTGTGGCAATCCTGACATAAAAGTTCTAAGTTATGAAAGCTCAATGTAATCTCTGGATTATTTATATTCTCTGGTGTTATGTAATCCTTGTGGTGAACAATTTTCCCACTCCCCTTACATCGCTCACACAATCCATATTTAAATTTAAAATATGAATCCCTACACTTCTTCCATGCTGTGGATTTATAAAACCTCTTTGCAAATTCTTTTGCCATGCATCCACCTCAAAACAGATAACCGCTCAATGTTGAACGGTTATCTTTTATATAAAGTTATACGAAACCCAATACGGTAAATGAAGTTTTATATAACATAATTGTCATTAATCCCTATCTACTATTAGGTGGCTTTTGTACGACAAAAATAAAGCTTTTATCTCTTATTGGACAAACTTATATTGAATGCAAATACTCTAAATTGCATTCCTCTTAACTATTTATATCCTTATATTATTTTATAAAAAAATACAGATTAATTAACCAAATTACCTTTACACGTATTATTACACGTGTTATAATAAGAGTATAGAAAGGAGGGAATAAGGGAGATGGACATTCTAGATATGTTAGACAAAGTAAGCGGGATTTCTTCTTTCATCTTAGCGATATACATACTTCTCAAAGAAAGCAAAGAAGAAAAAAATAAGCGTCCTCAACGCAAAGGTTCCAGCCGACCAAGCAGAAAACCTAAGCGAAGAAAACGCAAGTAACCCATTGGGAAACTCAACCAACTGGTTGGGTTTCTCAAAAAAATATTATCATCTCCCATATCAATATGTCAAAAACTTCATTGATTTTAAATACTATTTGTTTGTTTTTAACAATTCGTTTCTTTATTGTTACCGACTTTTCTAATTTACAAATGTTAGACACTATCTACTTAATAGTGATTATTTTATGGATTCTGGTCTTTACCATTTCGATTATCAAGAAATTTAAGAAGTAAATCCATTACACTATATTTAGCAGGAGGAAAAGCTAATGAGCACTTACCAAGATCGCTACATCTACCCATCTATTTTTGATTTTTCTAATGAACAGGTTACTGTTACATTCCCTGACTTAGCAGATTGTCATGCTAATGGTACTAACTATGAGGATGCTTTTGAAATGGCTAAAAAGACATTAGCAACTCATCTATATGAAATTGAAGAAAATAAAGGCATTATTCCGCCTGTATCTAATCCAACTTCTATCCAAACTAAAGACAATCAAGTTATTGGCTTAATAGAAGTATGGATGCCACCATTCCGTAGTGAAATTGAAAATAAAGCCGTAAAGAAAACATTAACTATTCCTCATTGGCTTGATAAAATGGGAAAAGCTAATAATGTAAACTACTCCCAAGTGTTACAAGATGCATTAAAAAAGCATTTAGGTGTTACTGAAAATAAGAACGTATAAAAGAGATGATTTATCTTCATCTCTTTTTTCTATCTCCATAATAAAAGAAATAACCCGTTATATTAGGATTATTTCTTCAATTAATTTTATTCGAATGCCTTTTTAATAATTTTATGAGTCCCAATTAAAGAAAGACCTAACAAAACTGTCCCCAAAAGAAAATAAACTATAAAAATAAAATAATACATATACTTGTTAGAATCTATCGGTAAATACGGGAACCAAAAAATAGTTAGTAAAAAGAGTAGTGCAATAAGCATTAACGTCAAATAATTCATATAAAAGTTTTTGTTCTCTTTTCTAGCTTCTAGACTTTGAAAAGCTATACAAGCAATTGCAATCCCAATTAAACCTATTATTATGCTTATCCCTAACTTAGAAGTCTCCTGAATCATACCTACTAACATTTCCATATTTCCTATAGCATTAAATACTACAGATAATAATGTAAAAACCGCCAACAATATAACTAATTGGGCGATTGCTTTAATGCCTTTACGCAATTTCCTCATACAAATCAACCTCCTCTATACAAGAATAAAAGGAGGTTGAAATAAAATCAATAAAACTTAATATAAAGTTAAAATACTTTATCATAATACCTATCTTAATTAAGCTTTCTACAAAAATGACTATTCCTCTTCATATGGTCTATATTTACTACGCAGGACTTCTAGTTCTTTTTTCTTCTCTTCAATGTCTTCACGTAGAAACAAACTTACTCGTTCCATTTTCTTAAATGGCACAAGTTTACCATCTTTAATCATTTTACTAATTCTCGCTTTACTAATCCCTAAAACATCCATTACCTCTGGTGTGGTTAATACCTCATCATGTAAAAAAGAAAGCAGTTGCTCTTTATCCTCAAACTTGTACACTTTATTCACCTCTTTTTTCTTTAAAAATCCCATAAAGTCGTAATGACGTATTTATTATATAAAGGACTAAAAGAACGATTAACACGATATCCAAAACAGTTTTAAAAATACTCGCTTCGACTGAATCTCGAAAATACGCAAAGTAAAACAGTGTAACGAAAATAATTAAGAAGTTCGATGAATTACTTGTTTTCTTCATATTGTTTACAAATTGGCAAGTTGTTATAATGTGTATAGAAGAGAGAAGGTGGGCTTCTCTCTTCCGCTCAAAATCATTTTCGTTTACGTCTGGCTGGGCGTTTTCGTTTGGTTTTGAGCTTTTTCACTTTTTCGTGGATGACTAGGACTTTTTCGATGATTGTTAGTGCTGTAAGTATCATTCCTAGTATCAGTGCTAACTTTGCCAATTTGTTTCCCCCCTTTCGTTCTTTCTATATTTATTATACCATATCTGTTAACCTAAGTAAACAGATTGTATGCATTTTCTGATTGTTTTTTGATGTTTTTATCCTTTTAATTTCTAATCAAATATACGTTTCTCCTTTGATATCTTGCTTATCTACTACCAAAAACCAAAATAAAAAGCACCCAATCTGGATGCCTTTTGTTCAATAAAAAGACTATATAATACCCTTATTTTTTATGGTAATTTAGATGCCATTCAAAATACTCAGCATTATCTTTATTCCACGTTAAGCACTCTTTTCCTTGGAGACTCTCAATATAACCCCTTACTGACTCTGGTAAATTTTCTGTATTAACCAAGCTAATAATTTCTCCATTCAAGACAGTAATATACCCTTTCTCAAATAAATCATCACAACCAAATTTACACATAGGTATGGCTATATTTTCAATATCTAACCTTTCTTCTATGCTACAAAATGCTCTTTTCTTAATATGTGCAGCTACAAGTAAATCTATAGGATACTCTTTCCCACAAATTCCACAGTTACATGTTTTCTTATCATTGAACAGATATCCACGTAATATCCCTTGCTCTTTTCTCACCTTGCCTTTTATCTCATTATCCAATGAGGCACTTTGTTCTAAATCCCCTATAATGTCTTTGATATTTTGCTTTGTTTCTTCCTTTGTACTAATTGGAGCATAAGAAGAACTATACAAATCAAAAGCACTCATTATTATGTTACTTTTCTCTTGGTCTAATACTCTAAAGCCTTGTATTAGATTTCCCTCTTCGTAAGCTAATAATCTATTAAAGACACTTAAACTAATGGCTTGATGCTTTATTTCATCTAAGAAGTAAATATACTCCCAGCTTTCACCACTATCTGTTTCTCCCCACAGATGCTTTGCTAACTCTAAATTATGTACCTTATATGCAACGGTAGCAGAGGCAAAAATTTGCTTATTCGCTGAAAAGAGAGTTATATCTCCTCTTTGAATCTTTTCCCATTGCTTTATCTTTTGTGTACTTGGAGTTATCCCCCAAACACGTATTAAGTTACCCTTATAAATTTCGGATAAATTATCAGCATCCTCTTGTTGTAAGAAAGGCTTAATTTTCTCAAATTCAATACCATTACGCATTGTGGATTGAAAATTAAACTTAGCTACTTTATTCCCTGTAGGTTGCAGTATTACGTTGTACATACACTTACACCTCTTCTGTTTTATTTAGTTTTCTATAGTTCGTTATATTTTTTATTCGATCCAAATGACTTTTCAACTGGATATTTTTTTTGATTTTTTTCTAGCTTATTTTTAACTACCTCTTCTATATCCAGATTCATTTGGTCAGCCAATAAGGTTGAATAAATTAATACATCAGCTAGTTCATCCTTGATGTTTTCAAGATTTTGTTCAATTGCATCTTCACTACTTTTCCACTGAAAATTCTCCAATAACTCGCTAGCTTCTAAAGAAAGAGAAATTGCTAAATCCTTAGAGTTATGAAATTGCTTCCAGTCTCTATCATCTCGAAATTTAAGAATTTCCTTTATTGTATTTTGATTCATTTTTGAATCCTCCCGCTATTATCCATTGGTAAATCCTTCTACAATTATATAAAACCAATTGCTTCCATTGCAAAAATTTAGATATACTAATTTTAAAAAGATAGACTGATAATCAATATAATTTACTCGGAGGAATACCTATGACCAATAACAATCCTTCGTTAAATGAAATCATAGAAATATTAACGGAGTTAGATGGAGCTGGAACACTCAGTCAAATCAAAACAAAAGTTATGGAACGTAACAACATAGACCTAAGTAAATATCAACATGAACAATCAATAGGTGCACAAATAAGAAAGACCATCTATTATCATTCTAGTGAATGCGATATTTATAAAGGGGAACAGGACTTATTTTACGCTGTAAATGGTAAAAGAAATGGATGCTGGGGATTAAGAGATTTCGATAACAATACTGATTGGGAATTAATCGATCTTGAGGAGGAATTTTCTGAAGGTAAACAAATACTTAGAACCCATTTATCCTATGAACGTAATAACAAGGTAATTAAACGAGCAAAAGAATATTTTAAGCAACAGCATGGCGGGAAAATCTTCTGTGAAATTTGTGGCTTTGACTTTTATGAAACATATGGTGAATTAGGAAAAGATTATATTGAGGGACATCATACAATTCCTGTATCTCAACTTAAAGAAGGAGAAAAGACTAAAATTGAGGATATTATCATGGTTTGCTCTAACTGTCATAGAATGTTGCATAGGAATAGACCCTGGCTAAATAAGGATGAATTGTACCTCTTATTAAATACATTGGCTTAAAAAATATGTTTCATCTAATATTATTATAATAACAGATGGATTTTATAACTTACTAATACATTACCTAACTATAGACCTTTCATTCTATATACATTACTTATAATGATTATATACTCACACCGAACTAATGTTCATAAAAATCAAACAGCACCATCTTGACTTTCGAAAATTCTTTAAAACACATTGTAAATTTAGTAATATAAATATAATGTTAAACTTAATATATTTAATCTATATGGGGGAAATTTGATTATGGCAGAAAGAAAAATTAAAATTAAATATGAAGTAAATAATATTTCTGTTTGTGAGGAAAAAAAACTAGAAGAATATAAGCAACAATCAGGAGTTTATATCTTAAGAGATAAAGGCGGAAATGCATTATATATTGGTGAAGCAAAAAGACTTAGCCCACGAGTAAAAAAACACTTGCATGGTAAGGATTTAGCAACTCAAGTATTAAATGGACATAAATATATATATTCTGTTGATTTATATTTACTAGATTCATCAGAACCCCCTATAAAAAGGAAAATGTTAGAAATAGATTTGGTTTTAAAACTCGATCCCCCTTTTAACAGTCAATTTACGGACAGGCATGGAGATAAACCATTAGTATACGAAACAAAAGGCAAATATATTAAAAGTGTACAAAAGAAAAGCTATAAGATAACAGAATGGACAGCTTATGAAAAAAAGGCCTATTTTGAAAGATCTGATATTGCTTCTATTGTAATTGATGAGGTGCTCAATATACTATATAACAAGCATGAGATTATAGACAGAGAAGCTACTTTAAAAAAATATCTAGACAATATGAAAATATATAATAACCAAGAGGTATCGGATGTGTTGGCAGAAGCCCTTCGTATCGGTACTAAAGGCTCTCATGTAACGAGGGAATCTCTAAAAGAACTAATCCCAAAAAACAAACCAAACCTTCGTAATCACTATTCACAAACTACTACTGACACTGTTTTATGGTGGAGCGATAAAGACCCAAGTGGTAGAAGGCCAAGATAGACAAAATAAAAAAGTCTAGAAAAAGCAAGTAGAACTGGATATTTTACATACAGAAAAAAGAGCCTCATCCACAATTGCAGAAGAGGCTCTCATCTACCTGTCTCGCTATTTTCTTTTCAGCACGTTCTATCATAGATTGTACCGTACTACATGTAATATCGAGATATCTAGCAATCTCCCTGTACGTTAAACAATATCCTCTAGACATTAAATACACTTCTTTCTCCCGCTCAGTTAACATTGATAACGCATCTTCTAATCTAATTTTATCCCATTCACCAATTGTATTTTCTTGCTGATGATTGTCCCACTCATATAAGTTATCATCCATGCTACGAAAATATCTTTGCATTAAAAGCGGATCACACACTCTTTCTCTCTGATATGCAGCTAACCTTTCAACCCCTCTACGATTCCCTGGTCTTCTCGCCTTTTTCATCCATTCTAAGGAATAAGAAATGTCGCTAATCATATCAGTTAGAATCTTTATATCTTCCTCTCTAGCATCCTTCTGAGCTTCTCTCAATTGGTTTAAAGTTGTGTTATATTGCTTAATCAAATCCTGCATAACCTATCCCCTCCTTATAAACAAAAAAGAACACCGTATATAGACTGTACTTCTCTACATAACAGTGTTCTTTTATTACTTTCATATTTAATTTCTACGCTTCTCTCACTACACAAGTGCATTCCACTTATATAGTCAGAGAAACGGAAAACCGTTCCTCATAGACACAAATCGATAAGTGTAGCTGATGCTTCTAATTAGTTTGGTAAAGCTCAAGAGAGAAATAAAGTGTTGAGGTGCCCCACGCCTCTTTGAACCGAGGAAAGTATGATTAGCAATTGGACATTCGGAAGGAACATCCTCGGCTCAAAGAGAGGTGTAACCCTCTCCCCCGTTGGTCGGACCCTTACTTACGTTTATTCGTGAGTAAACTATAATTAATTGCCCTAGCCCGAGAAATTTAGATAAATCAAGAAACAACATACAGTACCATTTCCGTGGCAGTTCTTATTACACTATTAATAATACAGGTAAACTTACAGTTTTTTTATCAATTTTTTATCAAATAAAAGCCATTTGCATATACAAATAGCTTTTATTATAATTATCCATTATTGATAAAAATATAAAAGTCTTTATCTACGGAATCTCATTATCTAATTCAATATATAGCAATACTTTAAACCTTCTTTGAAGGTTTTTTAATTCTTTCCTCTATTAGCTTTTTTTGTCCCTGATAACGCGAAATAATGTTTGGCATGATTTTCCCAAAAGTTGTTATTCTCCAATCACGAAACATCCTTATCTCTTCTTCTTCTTCTTCCTTTAAGTAGTTAAGGAATTGTTCAAGATATTCAAACCGTATTTCCCAACTTTCTTTAAAGTTTTTATTTTTCCTTGCTTCTCTCATTTTATACATATTTCCACGCATTTCCCCAAAAATAATAGGGTTTTTAATCATAGTATCAAAAAATACAAGATCTAGATATTGTATTATTGACGTTAACTCATCCAAATAATAATATCCTGCAGGTGTTATTCGAACACATTGTATCTTATCAAAATAATCTTTATCTCCTATTTGCCTAGCACCTATATCTGTTTCCACCAAATGCTGTTCTATAAGCGGAATTAAAACTTTTCTTAAAGATTTCTCATCACAACAATACACGCTTAATAATCTTTTTATTTCTTCAATAGGAACAAAGCCCGGCGGTGTATCTAACTTATAATCTATTTCTCTACATTCTTTTAATATCTCAATTATCCGAAAATTAATAAAATGACTATGAAAACCATCGTATAAGTTATTTTGAAACATATTAACAATCTTAGAATTCTTAGAGTTATAATATGCACCTTGCCCCAATCCTATACTCTTTATCAGCTTATCAAATGGAATAGGCTTATAACTAGCTGCTTCACCAATATTGTAGTCTATTATACTTTTTAAATTAGTATATTGAGAGGTTGTTAAACTTCGAAATATCTCCAAAGCATCCCTTATATTTCCACTAGAAAGATTTCTAAATAACTCTTTTGCCTCTTCGGTTTTTAGAGTATCTAAAAACACATTAAAAACATCTTTGTATTGCATTTTCAATGCTAATGTTGCACCTTGAGCTCCCACTATATCAAATGTTACGCTCTGTTCACCAATTTGTTCTATAACATATTCGATACGCTTCATTAAAACATCTTCTACACTTGGAGGTATAATTTGATAAGATGTTACTTTGGCATACGCATCTAAAGGAGGGCGTTTTTTTAGATTCCAATATGTTTCATCTCTTAAGCATAAGATAATTAAAGTACGCCATGTATCAATCCTAGTTAAAGCATATTTACTTACTTCTTCTTGCACTATATCTGATTGCTGGTCCAAGTTGTCAAATACTAAACATATCTCAAAATCCTTTTTATCCTTCAAATACTCAATAACTTTTTCAATATGATCTTTTTTTCTTTCTACTAGCTCTGTAAGATAATCACTTATTTTTATTTCTAGTTCTTCTGGTTTTGACAGATATGGTTTCCATGGGCCTTTGACACGCCTTGCAATTTCTTTTTCATAGATTTCCTTTAACACATCAAAGTCTTCTATATCTTCTTCTAAATTATCAATTGCATGCTGAATACGCTTTAAAATATACTCTTCAACGTCTGCTTTTTGTCCATAAAAACGCTGAAAATCAATATTAATCCATAGCAGTTTTTTCTTAGAAATTCCTTTTAAAATATGATGATAAAATCGACTTAAAAATGTAGTTTTCCCTGCCCCAACATTTCCAAATAGAATAAAAACATGCCCTTCTTTAGCATAAGCATCTTGCATCTTCATTACCATATTTCGCCCAAAATCACCTAGTTCATCATCTTTTACTGCAACTTGTGCGACCTGTCCAACAGCTAACCCCAACATCGGCACTCGTCCTTTAACAAACGCTTTCAATTCACTCCCATAGGAATCTAAATTATAATTATCACAGTATAATTCTTTTAATAAACTTTCTTCATCAGCTATGTCTGTAAAAAATCTACTGACAATTGGAACCAAAGGATTTGCTAACTCATTCCCTCCCCTTTTAGCAGCTGAATCATATAATTCACTTAAAAGTGTTTTATTATGCTGTGGTTGATAACGTATTAAATTGTTCGATCTAATAACCCTTTGAAAGGCATCATTACCATTAAAATAAGGAGACATAATTTGATATAAAATAGAAAAACTATTTGTTATGCCCTCTGCTCCTGAAATTAATAATGTATCATTCCCATCAATTTTACCTGCAAAAGTTTGTGAAATGATAATATTTAGCCCATTACTCGCTATTACAAATGGACAGTTTTTTTCTTTACCATAACTCCTAGCTTGTTCAATCGCATCATAAAGATCCGAATTAGTTTTAGACAAACTATGAGAGTTAACTAGACGATATTTTTCTCCCCTTACCATCTTAAAATTAACTTTAGTACTTTTTGCCTCTAATACAAATTTATTTTCTCTGGATTCGCAATAATAATCTATAAAACCAGCTTCAATCTTAGGTTCACGTACAATACACTGTTCATTCCAGCCAAATACTTCTTTAAGTAATGGATCAATGATTTTACATCTTACATCAGTTTCCTTTAGCTCTATTTCCTGAAATCCTTCTAATTCTCCTTTAACCTGTTCCCATTTTTTAAGACTTTCTCCATAGTATAGTTCTGATGGCATAGTTTTATTTTCCTTTCCAAAAAAAAAAGATTAAGGTTCTCTAACCTTAATCTTAACAAATAACACCATTTGCCTCAAGAATTTCCAAAGCATAAAATGCTTGTTTCTTACTATATTTAGGTTTCAATGAAACCAATTTATCCACAGTTTTTTGTATAGATTCTCCATTATTGTCATATAAATAATAAAGTGAGGCTACTAGCTCCATCCAATCCACTTCTGATAATTCTTTTGGACAATATAACCTAACAGCTTTTAATGGAGCTAAAACTTCAATAGCAGACGGAGAAAGACTAAATTCAGTGTAAATATTTTTTTCATCATTTTCATACAATAATTTAGTTAACGCTGGAGAATATGGCCCTTTTTTATACCAATTAAACCTATAATCTCCACAGTTTACACCTAATTCATCTGCTAAATAAACAACCTTTTGAGCAATTACTCGGTCTGAAAGATCATCAATAGAAAGGGGACGATCCATTATATATTCATGCACTAAATGTACCGTAAGATGTTGTGTATTAATCATTGCACTTCCCCCTTTCTATAAAGTAAATTAATTCGAAAACAAATACTGCTAAAATATATGCTGTGTACTCTTAGGTATAGAATACACTAAATTCGACAAAAAAATCAAATTAATGCTATCTACATAATTATATTCAAGAAGAAAACTAAATGCTCCTGCTCCTAACCCAAATTTTCTCACTATCGCAACCTATGTTTGTGATTTTTAAAATTAATTATGATTATAATCCCGCATTTTATTAAATAATATTATTTTACAATTTATTTAATAATATACCCTATAAATCCGTCATCAAAACATTCATCCATTCAGATATAAATTTTTAAGCATACCTTTTCTGTAAATGGACCATTTTGTTTTATTATAAGGTTGAAACTTCTCACGCAACGCTTCTAATTATTTTTTCTTCCCCCCGATATTTGACACGTAAAAAAACTAACATCAGCGCCTTAATTCGTATATTCATATGTAATTCCGATATAAAAACCTTTGACATAATGAAAAATTCACTTCTAATCGTTTTAACCTTTTAATTCATTAATATTAAGGTTCTCTCTCGAACATCCCTTCAGCTGTTCAATAGCTATCTTTCTGGCATGCTCTTCACTATCTATTAAAGAAAACCCTTGATTGATAGAGCTCCAAAACTCATATCCACAATCCTCCATCCACCTATAAACTTCAGTTGTATACAAACCATCTTTTCGTTTTATTATTTGAGCTTTATATTGTTTACTTGGTGAAAAGTATTCGCTCACAACTTGTTCCATAATTTCATTCTCTCCTTAAAAATATCCCTGCAGTTAATTTACAAAAAAAGAAGCCAACTATTTATATAGATGGCTCAATCTGATTGATTATAAGATTGAAATTTCTCACGTAATCCTTCTAATTCTTTTTTCTTTTCTTAAATATCTGCAAGTAAAAATAGACTAACTCATAAAAAAATTGATAAAAATATTATTATTATTATTCAGGCAGATACATATCTACTTTTTCATCATACCTAACTCCTGGAAGCAACTTTTCTACAATCCTTTTCGTTACTACCTCATCCTCTTCATCCCAAAAATGATGTACTAATTCTTCCGTAAAAATAACAACTTTCATAACATCATTATATTTCCTTAGTTTTTCATAACTAAAAAATGCAAAGGAACCTTGGGTTGCAACTTCCTGTTCTAGCAAATTAACTGTATATTTTCCATCTTCTGAGAATAAAACAAACAACTTTCTCTTTCTTAGATTCGGGAAATCCGGACTCTCTGCTATCCTATTTGTCGCAATCGCAAACAAATCAGCAACATTTTGCTCAATTGCAACATTACAATGAATAGTTATATAAGGCTCTATTCTAGGGTCCCCATGAAATTTATTACTTTCAACTAGATTTTCTAACTCCATTTTCTCTTCTCCATTTCTAATCAATATATTACAAATTAATTAGCTAGACTATGTTAATTCTAAATTCTTCTAATCTGTTTTTCTTAATATTCATTAGTTAAAGCCTGTTAAATTTTCAAACCCTCTTCATTTTAACATCTAAAATCCAATGAACACTATTTCGACTACTATAAAGTTAACCCTTTAAAGTCCTTTTGAAAAGAGGAAGTTTTTCATATTCCTCATCTCCTAAAATAGAATGCAACCTAACTAATTGAGGCGTATCAAACGCGTCACTTTTCAACTTGAAAATATCTAAGAATACATTAATAAGTATGCTTTTAATTTTTTCTAATGAAGTAATTTTACTTTCTATCGATTTAGCAACAAGAGTTTTACTCATCATCTCCTTGAGATAAAGAATAGTCGTCGTTTCCTCCGAAACTCTATGTATATTCTTAGAAAAAGCCCCGAAATAACTATATAGATCTGACAACTCCCTTTTAAACTTTTTACTTAAATAAGTTTCATCTAGCATAGTATTAATTGTTGAATATCCAATTTCTTTAATTTCTCTATATCTCATCTCAGGTTTAAACGCACTTAAAAGTATTCTTAATAAATTTTCAACATTAGCTCTCATAATAGAATAGAATTGAAAATCGTCATTTGTTGGTAAAATGTATAACACTTTCAAGAAAATCAGCTTTTGATCTCCTAGCAATTGCGTACTAGTTAAATTTAAACTTTTTATACCTGAGAATATTTCAGAAATGATAAGAGAGTCATGAATACTAATAAAAAGTTTTTTTGTAAGACCTTCTTCAGCCCGTAAAAATGCACTTTGCGGATAGTTTTCTTTGATAAATGACACATAATGTTGATATTCTATCTGTTTATTCATTTTCTGAACCTCGTTTAAATTGTCCCATAATTGAATCAATGTAGTTCTTTGATTTTTTTGTTTTTGTTTTTGTATCTGGTTCAATATCATTAAAAAGTAAATTTTGAAGATTACGCATAATTAATAGTAATTCTTCTTTTTCTGCTTTATTAATATCTCTCAATACTCTAGCCAATAGCAGTGTACGACTTTTAAATAAATAATCAGCATAGTGATAGCCAATCGCATTTATAAAATTAATTATATCTCTGTTCCTATTAAAATACTCCTTACTCAGAAAAACATCCGTAATAATAGAATAAAGCTCTAACCTTAACAATTCTGTATTCATATTACCATTTAACTTACTTAGATTTGATTTACTGTATCTTGAGGACATAATTGTACTATCCTTTCTTCAAATTCTTCAACGATAACCTCTATATTCATTCTAGACGTACCATTGTCACCATCTACTATAAAATACCCTGCGTCTTTAGGGATATGAGGATTTTTAACAAAATGATTTACAAAAAAATATATTTCTTTTTCTTTTAGTTCATCACTTGTAAGAATTTCATCAATAAAATTCTGTACTCCAGTAGACGGCGTTCTAGCTATGTTTGAAAAAATCACTCCAATTTGAGAGATTGGACGGTATTTAAATCGTTCTCTATGTACAGATTTCAATTTCTCTATTGCTTTAAATAATAAATCTAGTCCTAGTACAGAATAGGAATCCGGATGAATAGGTGAAACATAAAAATCACTTGCTAATAACGCCGCTGTTGTATAAAAAGAATATGTAGGAGGGCAATCTAAAAGGATATATTTAAAATCCTCTGTTAGATTAAAGTCCTCTATAAAATTTTTAAGAGCTTGTTCCTTATCCGATCCACCTAATGTTCTTTCAAGGAAAACTGTATTTAAATCTCCAGGAATTATTGATAACTTCTCACTTAAATCAAGTATTGCATTTTCTTTTGCAGTCTTTTCAATATAAGAATGATTAAATACCATATTAATACTAGCTGTACAAACCTGAAAATTTTTATTTTCATCACTTTGACGTTCATAAGTGTGTTTATATTTATATTTTTTAAATATTGATTGTGTCAAATTCGCTTGAGGATCCACATCAATTAAAAGTACTCGATCACCTCGAGAAGCTAAATAATAACCTATTTCCTTACATAGAGTTGTTTTCCCCACTCCTCCTTTCATATTAAGAAAGGTAATTACATGTCCCATTTAAATGCCCCTTTTCCATTTTATTATTTTCATATTATCATATCATAAAAGTATTTTTCTGGGATTATTTCTGTTGATTAGAAATTTCATGGGCCTTAGTACAAATATAGATTGAATAAATTTCTACTACAAAACAGACCTGTATTTTTAAAACCCTAATCAAATGATATATCTTTTGGTTAATAAATATAATAATAAAAAATATGATATTTAATGGATATAATAGAGATCATATAAACTTTTCATTCATTTTTCCTTAATAAACATTTGTAAAACCATATAGCAAATCTAATATCCTTACTTTTCTACCTCAATTCCCAATCTATAAGCCAATTCACACAAAGCTTTATTCCTCTTCCTATAATAATCCGGCTGAGACATATTCAATATCCTACACATTTTTATCCAACTAGGCTTCTCTTTCCCTAGATAAGCTAACTCAATAAGTTGTTTATCCCACGCATCTAGCTTCTCTACACCTTTTCTTATTTCTTGGATATAGTTGATTCGTTCTAAAAACGTTTTACTCATGCCGATCACCTTACCATTTTGTACACGCTCTATATCTCTTTCATCTATATTTGATATAAACAAACGATACTTTTTCAAAGCTTGAAGCACATTCTTTTTCGTCTGCTCTTTGTTAAGAACAGGTAGGGCAATATCCAACATACTCTCACTCCTTCACCATTTTCAAAAATGTATCCAACGGCATAACTACCAACCAAGGTTTTCTATCAGCCTTAATCGCTAATGCATCTGGCTGTTCACGTTCATCCTCCAACCAGTTATATAACGTCTTGAACCCTTCTTTCCTCGCTTTTACTTCCCATTCAAGACCTAAACCCTTCACATCATTTGAGTACCCGTCCATCGCACCAGAGAGCGGTACACGAGCACCACCTATTAAACTAGCAAATTCTCTTTCACGTCTCATTCCTTTATCTCGTTGACTTTTCCCCATTTATAGATCTCCATTTCTTTAAAAGGATTATTTTGTTTAAATTTTGCTTAATTCTCACCTGTAATTATCTAAAGATTTTAAAATCGTTATATAATAAATTTAATCTAAAATATTAGGAGTGGTTAAAATGCCAGATACGATTCGACTCGTTCTTTTCATCCTTATAGCAATTAGTGCTGTATTCTCTTTAATAAAAGAATTTAAAAAACCTGAGAAAAAAGCACTTTGGATTTCAATAGAAGTTTTAGTTCTATTCTGGGCGATATGGGTAATAGCGAATATCGTAATCTAATTTGTAGATTATAAGTTCCACCGAATAAAACTCAATATTCCGTCGATACTGTAGACAACCCATTTCTTAACCATATTCCATGATTGGAGCGGTTAGCTTTTGCTAGCTGCTCTTTTTCTATAAAGTGAAATTTTTATAATAAACCTTCAATCTTTGCTATTGCCTCAAATATAGGATAGATCTGTTGCGGGACCACTGAATTGCCCAAGAACCTCAATCTATCTTCGTCCAATCTTGTGGCAGTCCCATCATCCATTCCACAAATTGCGGGTTTATTTTCTTCCCAATATGTTCTGGAAAGTGTTCCCCGATTGATCCCGGTAGTGTTTTCCCATGCTTTCCGTTTGCCTCTGAAGGGCACAACTCTCGGATCGGCTTGTAATTTTGACTTGTCGTTGGAGTGGCCAACAATAAATGTCCGGTATCTTTGATGTGGCGCACCGACACTGACAGCCGGAAATACAAACGTCCTTGTCGAGTAGTTTTCTTCTTCCAAGTCGGAGAGCACGGTGTCCAAGCCCATTGTGACGTGGCCAGCAACATTTTCTCCAACAAACCAAGTGGGTCCGAGTTCTTTAATGAGTCGAAGGACTTCTGGCCATAACCATCTTTCGTCTTCTGCACCTCTTCGCTTCCCAACAAGACTTTCCCCCTGACAGGGATATCCTGCTGAAATAACTCCAATTGAATCAACGTCAACACCTCCATCTATTAATGATTGTTTCGTAAGTTTATATAAATCCGGGAAAATAGGAATGTTAGGATAGTTCTTTCTAAGTACACTTTGATTGAACCCTTCTATTTCACAAAAGGCTGCTGTTTTAATCCCAACCCAATCCGCCGCCATGCTTATTCCTGCAATTCCCGAACACAGATCCAACATTTTCATTTCCCGGTCTCCTTTGTAAGGAACTAATGTTTTGTGTTAATTATTCAACCCTTTTCCAATTAGTAATTACATTTTCGTATAACCATTCATCGTAATACTTATCGACTATTTTGTAGTATGCCGAAGAATTTTCCTTCACTCCATCAAAAACACTATCATCAATTTCGATTTCTTCCTCTATAACGCTTTTTACATATCCTGTATTAACTGAAAACATAAATTTAGCCATTTATAATCTCCCTTCGAATTAGCGTTTTTTTTAAAATGACGCCTCACCTATTTGGACACATTTACCAGTATTTTTACCAAAAAATTCATGATATGGTTAATTAGTCGAGTACGTCATTACTTGACGATTACCCTTAGAGGCCCCGCAGACAATCGGGGTTTCTTTTATTTAAATAACGATTTTGTTCACTTTTATAGCTTACTATTCCTCATAGTTGTGTTTTTCTTTTAGGACTTTTATAAAGTTAAAGTGTCCATCGAGATAACAATCATTGATATAACCCCCAAAATATATTTCATTAACTTCGCTTAAAGTAAAATTTTCATTTTTTCATTCAACCAAGTTCATAACATATTCTTTTCCTCTGGTAAAATAATGATTAGGTGCCCCATGCGCATTTTATCCACTGGAAATAACACCTTTTACGTACTTAACTATTAGAAACTTCATTTCTGCTACTTCTGCAATAGCAATTTTGTTCACTTTTTCGATACATTTATGAAACATTCACATGTTATCTTCAATACGTTCGATCCTTTTTATAAAACCGTGTGAGATATACCAAAACAAGAAGCCCTAGAGCCTTAACTCTAGGGCTTCTTGTTTTAAATAAGGATTTTGTTTAGTTTTATAACATCTCACTTGTGTAATATTTCAATTTATTAACAATAGGACATTTAATAATGTTAAAATATAGAAGTAGTTCATTTTATTACTAGGAGGGATCTCTATGTCCATGGGAACTTGGGCTGCAATTTTTATTGCTATATTTTGCGGAGTTATTTCTTCTAATAGCAAGTTGAAAAACTCCCGTAATAAAAATGGATAAACATCCCGCTGAAATGCTAGATATCTAGCACTTCAGCTACTAATCTATCCCAAATAACTATTTTGTTTAATCTTTTAAAATTTATATATACTTATAATAAATAATTAGTTATACTATTAAAGTTCCTAGCAGTCATTATTATGGAATCGACAATTGCAACAACTTTACTTCCCTAAGTCCTAGCATTTTAAGCTGGGGCTTTTATTTCCGTTCCCCTCCGATTTTCTACGAAATTCAAATTTGATTAATATCCATTATCCTGTCTCTCAAAGTTTTCTGCATTCTTCTCCTTATATGAATCAACAACATCCTCATAAGTAAACCCGTACAAATAGCAAATACGAAAGAAAATGCCAAATGCTCTTCTCAAATGTCCCATCGTTGTAGTTAAATCTCTGTACTGACACCATGCCCTTTTTGCAGTCAACACATCTTGCATATACCATTCGAACAGCATATTAACATTGCTAGTATCTTTCCTCATAAGTGATTGCATACTGAACGATGGAATAAGTTCATGTCTCCATGTACATTTATCTAATTCAATTACAATGTTCATGAGAAAGTGGAGACCATCAATCAACTCTTCTAATAATCCATTCTTAGGAACACCAAACCCTGTACTCCACATCTTAAACGCTCGAGTTTCGTTCCACGCCTCACTGATTTCCACCAGCAATGCACGAAACAACATATCCATTTTGTCATTTCCTTTATATCCAATTCGTTTATCCAATTCTTTTTGCATTTCAAATAGTTCCGTAATATCAAAGTTTTGTTTCTTCTCTTCGGGTGTAATTGTGTGTAACTGAATCATTATAAGTTCACTCCAAGTTTGTATTTTAGTAAGAATATAGTCACACTGATTAAAAGCCAGCTGACTAAAATGATTGCCATTTCCTTTTTAAAGCTCACCCTTCTCCCTCCAACATTTCCACTAACTCCTCAAACGAGCATTCGAACAAATCTCGAAGCCCGTCCTTGGATTTATAAATACCTCTATCAATCAGTTGATCTATGATGTGTTGATGCAAAATTACCCCACCATGTCCTCGACACAAAATTGTAATTCCATACTTCTTACTGGAAAGTATTTTACTGGAGTATCTTTTTCATTAATTGCTACACACCCTAAAACCCCCTCAAATTTGTTATCCTCAGTCTGAACAACTACTTTATATAGGACATCTTCTCGTTCACAAATGTCACCCAATTTAAACTCGTCCATTTTACGATCCTTCTTATAAAACATCATGAAACGCTCAAATTCTTGTAGTTCTTTATCTGTTGCATTTCGAAATGTGCTCTCTTGATGTTTTTTGAAGAAACATCCATTTTCATAAAAATGATAGTCACCGACTTTTAACCCTATTATTAAGTAATACTTTTCTTGTGTTTCTTCTTTTAAAATCCCATACCATTTATCATTTAAACTTTCTATTACAAACATTTCACCTTCTTCTAAATGCAATGGTTCTACATAATCCACAAACTCATGTTCAAAAAAGAAATTCATACCAATTGCAGATGGCACAATACGCTGACTACTAATTCCCAAAACCTCATGCTTACCTTTTTTTAATGTGTGTGCAAAAAAATCATTCTTTTCTTTAATCCAATTCGTTTTCATTCTTTCAATCGCTTCAAATCCTGTATATGTTTTCATTCTTTCCCCTTCGCTTTCTTTAACATTTCTTCAATCCGTTTTCCCGTTGTATTTTTATAGTCCTCACATGTCCATTCAGCGTTGTTTGTCGGAGACGGTGTAAATACCATTCCCCAACTACTAACGCTTGAAATATGGACATTAGGACGAATTACAGTAATAGTCATATCAGTTGGTCCCCCTTTTAAAAAGGTAACTTTCTTTTTCGTTTATCCCTTGTATACTTAAACTCAATATGCCTGTATGTGTTGAACATACGAGATGTAATGCGCTCATCGTAAGCTTTCATAACAGCTTCACCTGTTAGGTTTGTTGTAACGATTGTTTTTTTCCCTTGTCTTCCATCAAATACTTTGAACAGTACACGATTCACGAATGCAGTCGCCTTTGGATCAGTAGCATCCATGTCACCTAGTTCTGCACCTAAATCATCAATAACTAATAAATCTGCACTAATTAGTAAATTAACAATGCTATGCTCAGATTCCTCAGATTGCTCATTGAACGTAGAACGTATGTAGTCAAATAGTTCTGATACAGAAACATAAAGAACAGTTCCTGCGCTATCCTCATTCATTTCATGAGCAATTGAATAGGCAAGATGACTTTTACCAGCACCCACTTTTCCAACTAGAATTAAATTAAACCTCACATCATTCAAGTAATCCTCAAGTGCTCGTTTTGCTAAGGTGTAATTCTTTTCATCCTCTTCACAGTCAGATTTAAAATTTGAGAATCTAGCAAGTTTAATTGTTTCATCTTTAATCAAGCTCTTATCGTAAAACATACTTTTACGTTTTCTCTGTTCCTTCTCATCTCGGAATACATTCATTTCAGCTTCTAACTTTTGATTGTCTTCTGCCAACTTACATACCGGGCAAACTACTTCATCATTTATCTTCATGTATCTAACAGTACGTTTACGTTCTTTTTTACAAACCTCACATGTATCAGAAAGGAAGATCATCTTCTTCGAAAGGGTCTTTGCTATATCTGTTACCTTTATTAGAGCCATGTTTTCCTTCCACCTTTCCTTGTTGTAAATAGCTTTCAAACTTTGTACCAAATAATGTTTCTGGTCTTAGATACTTTGCTTGTTCCGTCCTTAACCATTCTCTAGCCTTTGTATCAATCACAGTTTTAAAGTTATCCACAGTGAATCCTTCTACTAATCTAGTTTTAATTAATGCTTGTGTTTTCTTAGATGTTAAACGATAACTACTACCACAAATGTCGTTGAGATAGTTTACTATCTCGACTATATATTCTTTTGCTGTAGTCTCTGTTGTTACTCTCTGTGTATTCTCTGGTATTGGTCGGTTCAAATTGACCTCTTCCATCGGGTCAACTTGACCTGTTCGTGGGGTCAAATTGACCTCATCGTCGGTCGATTCTAACTGACGGAGAAATGTATAATCTATTGAGTACCATTTCGTTTTATCAAACTTTTTCTTGTTATAGTTCCCAATAACCAATACATTGATATTTTCAAGGTTTTTAATGGTCCTTTTAATGGTTGATTCTCCCCAAAAAGGAAACTGTTCTTGCCATTTTGGAATGCTGTTATAAATCCACGGTCTTCCATCATAAAAATGCTTGGAACGCCTTAGCCAATAGTGTATCTGTTGTAAAAATATAGCTTCATTCAATCCAATTTTCGTTGCCAGTCCTGGAAGAACAAGTAATGGTTCTTCATGTATTAATAAATTACTCATCTCTTCACCTTCCTCATAACAACTTCATAATAGAATCCACGGTCACGATCCATCACAAGGCAACCTTTAAACAGATGAGGATTTTCATCATTTCTATGTTTAACTGTTTCTAACACCTTTCGAATAGGAAATAAGTAATCAAACCCTTCATTCTCTAAACGACGACAGCGCTTAAGTAATTCAGTTAACCTTTTATCACGTAAATACCGAGTACCTAAGCCTCTATTCAAAGCTATTGGCATTGAACCATCTCTTACTATCGTTTTCATTTCAGTCACCCACCTATTGTGCTTGCTGTTGCTTTTCTTTTGCTTCGTTTAACCACGATGTTATTGTTTTTTGTAACTGAGATGCTTGTTGCACTGTCATTCCTTTGAAAGATTGAATTCCTAATGACTGTTTTACAGTGTTTTTCGTTTCTTCAAATGACATGTTATATACTTCCGACAACTCTCTAATTTGCACATGAATTGCTTTTATTCTTTGTTCATTTGCAACCTCTGCCTGTCTAGCTTGCTCCTGTTGTGGAACGTTATCTAGTTGCTTAGCTGCTTGTTTAGGTTCATCATCATGTGGAATATCTTCACCTGAATAGATATACAAGCCTAATCCGTGTAGTGCAATAGCTTTTGCTAGGCACCTTTGAATCGACGTGTTTATTTGAAATGATGTAGGTTTTGCGATTGGCTTATTATAGTTATCCAATACAGGATGAATTTGCGAACGTGTGATGTTATTTACCGTTACTTCAACTTCTACAAAATACCCAACTTCTGTTTTCATATAAGGTAATCCATCAAACCTAACAACTTGCCATGTCGCATCAGGATACTTCTTTAGAAGTTGATCTACAGCCCATGACCAACTTAGATAACTAAAACGTCCCTTCTTCTCAACATGTTTACTGACATCAATAACTGCTAATTCTGCAAAGTAATTTTTAGTTTCACTCATCGGATTCTCACACTCTCACCTTGTTTTAATGAAATACCATCCCACTTCATACCATTCTTAATCGCTAGTAATAATGCTTTTTTATCTACCTTCGGATTCTGTGGAATCATGTATTCTGTTGGAATAACTGCATCCTCTGCAATATCTAAACTTGCTGGATTCTTTTGAATACCTACTGTTATCAATGCACCTTTAACACGTCTTTTATCCACAGCAACCATCTGTTGATATAGATAATCCTTAATATTTTTACAGCTATTCTCAAAAGATTTACGACGTTCAGCCAAGCGATTTTCTTCTCCTTTGATCACTTCAACTTGCGCTTCAATATTACGAATCAATAACGCTGCACCTTGTACTTTATCTTCAATTGCTTCACTGATTGAAGTGTATCGTTAATTACTTCTGGATCTGCCCCGTCCTCAACCATTTGCTGTAATTGATTGAAGTTACTTGTTAATTCGTACAGTTTCATAGTTTTATATCCTCCTAAAACGGCATATTGCCATATGGTTTATTAGTTAATATAGTAATCACATAATCTATATCTAACTTTCTACAGTTATCTACTTCCTGTGCAGATATAAGTTTCAAGCTACTTACAGCCGTTTCAACCTGCTTTTTTAATAATTGATTTTCTGTTGACTCTTCCATGTAATCGCCCCACGTGATATACTGATTTCGATTTTGTTTTTTAATGGAACCCACTGCAATGGGTTTCTTTTTATTTGCATAAAGCCTTTTGAATAACATCCTCTTTAATTCCAATCTCTCGCATACGCTCTACAACAAGCTGAACTCTATCATTTTCTTTCTTTTTAAATATCAATTCCTTTAATTGCTTATCACACTCTTTTGCCTTTTCTCCACACGCTTCGTACTCTTTACAAGTCTCATAGAATTCTTTTGTTTTCCCCTCTATATTTTTCTTAGTTGCAATGCGAGATAACAAAAATTGATTCTTTATGTAGTTCTCCTTCTTATTACGTAATGATTTCGCTAACTCAGCATCTTCGGGTAACACTAAATTTTCAATTCCCACTAGATTCACCAGCCTTTTTAAAAAGAGCATTTAGACATACAAACCTATTCTCAATTAACCGACGTTGCTTTTTATTTGGTAATTTATAATGGACTAGTAGTCTAAGATAATCAGATACTTTTACATTGTTGTAATCAATTGTAAACATCATTAATCCATCCTTTCTTCTGCCCATTCAACTAAAAATGCTTGCACTTGTTTTGCTGGAAAATACCATTTCTTACCCACCTTGAATTTTGGGAACCGTGGGTCAAAGAAGAACTGATCCTGAATTGTATTCCACGACATACATACACGCTTTTTAAGTTCCTTAGTATCCCAAAAGGCTAACTCGGCATCGTACTCTTTAACCCTCTTTTGAATTTCTTCCACACATAATTCCTTCACAACATTTTCGTCTATTTGAACATTGAACATAATTATTCCCTCCTTATTTTTAAACCATTGGTCTCCAGCCATTTATAAAGTTCAAAGCTTCCTCGAAATCTTTCTTCAAAATGTCCCTGTAACTATTCACATTGAATGCATCTTTCAAATTACGTCCTAGTAATCCGAATAGCTTGCGAGTAGAATCATGTACTTCTATATCTACATGGCCGTTCTCCCATAAAAAATAAATCCGTTTGGCTTTTGTTTTTTCAATTACTCTTTGCTGTCCGTAATCTACCGTTAATTGTTTTTCAACTACCTGCTCTAATGAGGAAACTCTTTTATTTAAGTTACTAGTTCCTGCTGCTATCAACTCGATTTGTCCAAATGTATCCCCAGGAATTTGCATTCTTTTTTCGATGTGTTCTTTCATTCTTTTAAACTCTCGTAAAAACTCTACTTTCATTTTCATTGCCTCTGGAGTCACATAGGACATTGCTACAATTGCAAATGCATCTTCTGTTAATAAATATTTTTTATACCATTGTTTGTTCTGAGGATGTTGATACTGGGTCTGCCCAAAGTTGAGCACCCCCCACTCTGCTTCATTTGCTTCTGCCAACTTTTCTAATTGCACTTCAATATCACGATTTACATTTTTGTGTTCTTTCCCAAACATTTCAGCAACAGTTAAGCTATCTGTTACAACCTCTCCATTGTTTTCAAAAACTAGTACATTATTTTGTAGTTTGTCACTCACTAACGCTAATTTCCCCATTATGAAACCTCCTTTTTATTTTTCTCAGACCAACATGCCACTAAAAAGAACTTAAAGTTCGATTTGTTACTAAAAAAAATATCATCGATATTCATATCAAAAAACTTTGCAATCTTCTTAGCCGTTTCCATTGAAGGCGTTCTTTCTTTTTGATCAATCATTCGAATATATCGTTCAGTAACTCCACAGTAACTTGCAATTTCTTTATATAAGTTTTTTTGTGGGTAGTTTATTTTGTTTTTCATTTAGTCACCTCCAAAAAGAACTATATGTTCTAAATACAGATTACAGAACTTTTTGTTCTATGTCAATGCAAAAAGGAACAATTTGTGCTAAACTTTTTCTAAAGTGAACAATTAGTTCAATTAGAGAGGTGAACAATATGATAGGTCTTAGAATAAAATCTTTACGAAAAAAAGAAAATTTAACACAAAAACAGCTCGCTGAAAAAATCGGAGTATCCCAAAGGATGATAGGCTACTATGAATCAGAAGAAAGATTCCCTCCACATGATGTCCTAAGTAAATTAGCTGATTGTTTTTCAGTTTCTGCTGACTATTTACTAGGACGAGCTGTTACAGACCAACCCAAAGAGCAATTAACACAGAAAGATGAAAAAGACATAGCAAAAAGAATGGAAGAAATAAAAAAAGATCTTCAAGGCGAAGACGGATTAATGTTCTCTGGTGAGCCTATGAGTGAAGAAGCCGTAGAATCTTTATTAGATGCAATGGAATACATCGTGAAACAAACTAAAGTAATCAATAAAAAATACGTTCCTAAGAAATATCGTACTACCGACGATAACTGATGCGAGCTTAGGAGGGAAAATATTGAAATTCGTCATAAGAGATCTAGTCCAACAACTTTGCACAAAACACAACACGAATAACCCCTATGAGCTTGCAGATTGTTTAAAGATAAATGTACTAACTTGGGATTTACACGAAGAAATAAACGGATTTTATAAATATGAAAAAAGAAATCGTTACATCGTTATTAATAATCATTTGTCTCCATCCATGCAAAGAACTGTTTGTGCGCATGAGTTAGGACATGCAATCCTACACACTCATGCAAACACACCTTTTCTACGTAAGAATACATTCTTTTCAGTTGATAAATTAGAGATAGAAGCAAATACGTTTGCTGCGCTTTTGTTAATTGATAAAAAGACCATTCAACCTGGTGATACAAAAGCATGTATAGCATACAAAAATAACATTCCAATTGAACTGTTAGAATTTTATAAGCCTTACTAAAAGGAGGTGAGACATTTTGATTATTGATTTAAACGCTGAACGAGAAAAACGAAAGAAATCCATCGTTAAACAAGAAGAAATGATAAAGATACCTATTGTTACAAAAAGCTATACAGTAGGCGATGAAATAAAATATGAAGTTTCAGGTTATCCCGTGAAGTGGTTAGATGCGTAATCTGGCCACTTTACAATTATAAGGAAAGAGGGAATGTTATAATGGCTAGCTTCAGAAAATTCGGAGATGTTTGGGAATTCCGAGTAAGATTTAAAGACCCATTTACTCAAAAATACAAAGAAAAATCAAAACGTGGATTCAAGACGAAAAAAGAAGCACAACTTGCGGCTGCTGAAGAAGAGAAAAAATTATTAAACGGTTTAGAAGTTGAAATTACTCCTACTTCATTAAAACATTACCTTAGAGACTGGTTAAAATTATTTAAGCAAGACAATGTAAGGAAAAACACTTTTATCTTGCATGAACGTAACATCGAAAAGCATATCATCCCCTACTTTCAAAACATGAACCTAAAAGAACTCAAACCAATGATGTATCAAAAATTTATTAATTCCTTAACTGATCAGGGTTACAGTAAGCGTACTGTTCAAATTATCCACGGCACAATGAACAATGCTATGAAAAAGGCTGTTAGCTTAAAAAAAATCGAAAACAATCCATGTGAAGAAGTAGTTATTTCAAATAAGAACAATAAAGAAAGAGAAGGGCTAAAGTATATGCGAAGTGAAGACATTACCCTTTTCCTAAAGACTTCTTATCAATACAACTATATTTATTACATCTTTTTCAAAGCACTTCTGAATACTGGTATGCGTAAAGGTGAAGCTGCTGCTTTACAATGGAAAGACATAAATTTAAAAGAACATACTATTACTATTTCTAAAACATTAGATTTTACAGCTAAAACAACAGAAGAATTATTTGGAGATACAAAAACATTTACTTCTAAACGTACTATAATGATTCCTAAAACATTAGTCGATGAATTGCTGGCACATAAAAAATGGCAAAATGCTAATAAGCTTGTTTTACAAGATGCATATGAACATGAATTAGATTTAGTCTTTTCAAGAGTAGATGGAAATTTTTTACCGAAGTCAACATTGTTCAATGCATTCTCACGCATACTTAAGAAAGCAAATTTACCTAGATTAGAAATACATTCATTACGACACACTCACGCGGTTCTTTTATTAGAGTCTGGTGCAAGTATGAAATACATTCAAGATCGACTAGGACATAAGAGTATAGAAATCACTGCTAACGTTTACTCTCATATTAGCGACAAAATTAATAAGGATTCTATTTCAGGGTTTGAAGCTTATATGAATAACGTATTGGGGTAA